CCTCGGTGGCTTCAAAGCTGGGCGTATAAGTGAAAGTCGCCATGGCTTTATCCTACGCCGCCAGCAATCCGCCTGGACGCTTCTGCCGCAGCAGTTCTTCCTGAACCGCTTGAGACACGGCGCGGCCAAGCTGTTCACCTTTGCCGGAGTCGCCTTGCACCTTGCTGCCGGAGGCATCAACTGACACGTTGACGGTAACACTACCGCCACCACCACCGGCGATGCCCAGCTTGCCGTCGCGGCCGCGCTTGAGCGGCATGATCGCTTCGGGGCCGGCCTCGCCCATGACGCCGGTGGCCATCGCGCCACCATTGGCGAACTTGAACAGGGTCGGCTTGTCGACGATGCCGCCCATGGCGAAGGGAATGACATTGTTTTTGGCGAAGGCGCCGCCCATGGCATAGCCGCCGGAGAGGGGCGCGTATTTAGCGAGGTTGCTCTCCACGGAGCCGAGACCGCCTCCGCCACCACCAATCCCGCCGATCGCCTGCATGATGACCCGCAGGATCAGCTGCTGGATAATCATCCGGGTGGTCTGCTTCAGAATCTCGGCCGCAAACTCGCGGAAGTTTGCCTTGCCGGTGGTCGCCAAGCTGAACAGTTGATCCTCGAGGCCCTGAATGCCGACCTGGGCAAGCTGGGCCGTAGCCTCGCGCATCGTGCCGATCGACTCGACATAGCTTTGCACGCCTTCCTTCATGCCCATGCCGATGCGGTTGTCCTGGCCAAACCGCTGGGCATCGTTGAACGCGATCTGGGCTGCGGTCAGCTCATCGAGGGCGGCCTTCTGATCTGCGTAGCCCTGGGTGATGGCGGCGATCCGGGCCCGGATGCCTTCTGCTTTGACGCCAGTTGTGTCTTCTAGGACCTCCTTTTGCTTGAGGTCGTCATTAAGCTGCTCAATCTGCTTGGTGTAGTCACGAGTGAGCTGAGATTTCTTGAGCTCGCTATCAATCACTTCCTGCCGAGCGCCAGCGTTCTCAAGCTCCTGACGCTTCTGCAGCTCGCCCACGTTGTCGCGAAGCGCCTGTGCCTGGTCCTTGTAAGCCTTGGCCCCCTCGAGCGCGAACAGCTGCACTTCCTGAGGAAGGCGCTTTTGCACCATCTCCTCAAGCAGTGCCTTGTACTCAACTGCCATGTCGAAATCGACCTGGGCAATTGCAACGTCACCCTGATCGGCAACATTGCGGCGCTGTTGCGCAGCCACGCCAGTGGGCGACTTGCCAATCGGCTTGCCGGTTTCCCACGCTCGTGTGAGACTTTCAAGTGCGCCCCAGGCATCACCAACACTGGCCCCGCCTTTGGGGTTCACGTGAGTGGTGGCGTGCGTCCCGAAGGTGCGTCCAGTAATCCCCTGCGATCCAAGCGAAGCACCTGCCGGGACTTGCATTCCCTTGGCAACATTGATCTTGTCGAAGTGACCCAGAAGCAACTCGTAAGTTTTTCCTCCGAGCTTGAACTCGCCAGTGATCCAATTCCCGTACCCCCTGCCGCTGCTGCCCGCGCCACTGCCCTGAAAGCCCGTTCCGGTGATCGTCAGATCTATAGGAGCGCGGACCGGCGCTCCGCGGCCGCCCGGCATGACAATGTCCCAACCTGTAGCCTCAGCGTCTGGATCGCGCCTGCGACTGGTTCTTGCGCCTCCGCTAAATGAGCCGCCGCCCGCCGAACTTCTGGTAACCGAGCTCATGAAGCTAGCGTTCTGCAGCGTCCGCTGGCTGCCGGCAGCATCGATAGCTGCCTGCCTGGTGCGCTGGCGCAGCTCGTCGATCGTGCGAAAGAACTGAGCCGTCTGCGAAGCGGTTTCAGCCGCAACACCGGTCAGCGAAGCGATGCGGAGATCGCGCTCCCGGTTGATCAGTTCCTGCTGCAGCTCGAAGCGCTTGCGATCAAGGTCGGTCTGCGCCCGGAAGACTGCTTCCGCCAGGCGGATTTGCGCCTGGGCATTTGCTTCAGCGAAGCGCTGCTGTTCGGCGTCAAGGCTTTCCTGCTCCTTGCGCAGCCGATCAAGCGCCTTCGTGTCGAGATCGCCCTTGGTCGGATCTGAAAAATCGGTGAGCTGCTCCTGCAGCTTGCGCAGGTTTTCCTTCTCAATATCGACTTCGCTGCGGAACTTGAGCGGATCAAGGCTGCTGATAGTTTTCTGAGCCCGAGCAATCCGTACTTCAAGCTGCTTCCTGTCCTTGTAGAAATCTCCCGCGCTGGCGCCCCAAAGCTGCGAACCGGGAATCAGTGTCTGCCATTCCCGTCCCTGAAGCGCTTTGAGCTCTTTCTGGAACTTGGCCAGATCGGCCTTGGCCTGCTTGACTGCGCCAGATACGGTCTCCCGAGTGGCGCCAGCAAAAGTCTTGCTGGGGTCGTAGCCGCGAAGAGCTTCGATCTCGCCCTTGAGCTTGTTGTAGTCGCTGAGCCCCTTGACGGCGAGCTCAATTCCGATCGTGATGACGCCAATCAGACTGAGAGCCTTGAGGGCCCTGCCAAGCGCGAGCACCTTCGGCGCAGCCAGCGCCGCCGATGCAGCGGCCTTGGCTCCGCCCAGCTGAAACGCCGCAAACGTTGCGATGATGCCCGGCTGAAGAGCAATGAAGCCCTTGATGGCCAGTGTCACCGCACCCATCTGCAGTGCAAATTTTGCCAGCCCGCCGATCAGCGGTCCGTTGTCGACCAAAAACTTGACAAAGCCGGCAAGCCCCTTGGCGAATTCAACCAGGGCTGGCGTGGCCTCCTTCAGCGCCTTGCCAAGCGAATCCTGAATCTGAGCGCCAAGAGGCAGGATCGCTTCACCGATAGCGCGTTTGGTGTCGTTCCAGGTTGCCGTCAGTCGGGCGCCGGCGTCCGCGCTGGATGACGCGACCTGCTTGGCGCGCTGCTCGAATTGCCCGAGACCCTGATCGGAGACCACAAACTTCATCAGGTCGGCGAGGCCGACGACGCCCTGCTCAAGATCTTTCTGAAGCTGGGGCAGGGTGCGGCCGGTGGCCTTCGCGAACATCGTCACCGCGCCCGGCAGGCGCTCGCCCAGCTGACCCTGCAGCTCTTCCGCAGAAACCTTGCCCTTTGAGAAGACTTGACTGAGAGCGGTCAGGGCACCTTGCACATCCTCGGCCGAACCGCCGCTCGCCTTGATGGCCGCAGTCACGTTGCGGAACACCACCTCGGCGTCTGCAACCTTGCCGCCGGCACCGATCACGGCTGCCGACAGCTGCGTCATGCCCCTGGTGGCCTCGAGCTGCGGGACGTTGAAGTCGCGGGTGACCGAGGCCGATGCGGCCAGAGCCCGCTGGTATTCCTCCTGGGTCTTAGTGACGCCTTTGAGCGCGATCTCAAGCTTGCTGATGTCGGCGGCGTAGGTGGCGAATCCGCCGACAGCCTGCCGCCCCATACCGGCATAGGCGCCGACAGAGCCGCCCAGGAACGTGCCAGTCGCAAAGCCAGCAGGGCCGCCCACCAGGGCGCCAATGCCGCCACCCAGTGCGCTACCCAGGAAGCCCTCAGGGCCGCCGAAAATGCCCGACGCCGCCAGCGCGCCAGCGCCCTGACCGATCTGAGCCGACCCGCCTCGACCACCGATCTGACGCCTGCCGATCTGCTTGTCGGCTGCCGCAATCGCCCTGCGAGCTTCGCGCTCGATCTGGGCGTACTCCTTGTCGAGTGGGCTGATCGTGGCGCGGAGCTGCTCCCAGGCCGCACGCTGGCGCTGCAGGCTGCCCAGGCTGCCGTCAGATGCACCAGCAGTCTGCCGGATGCTGTCGGCCACCTCGCGGTAGCTGCGGCCCATGAGCTGCAGCTGGTTGGAGGCGGTCTGGTTGCTGATGCCGGCGATGTTCTGGAAGAGCTCGCTGGGCGCCGGAGGGCCTTGCATTGGGCCGCTGCGGGCCGCGGCCTCGGCTTCCTTTTTGCGCTGGTTGCGGGCAATCGACTTGTCGATCGCGATGCGATCCTCGAGCCCGGTCGAGAACTGCAGGAACCCGCTGGTGGTATTGCGGCTCTGCTCCAAACGGCGGCGGGCTGCCTCGACGGCAGGGTTGGCAAACTCCCTGTTTAGCTCGCGCTGAACGGCCGCCATCTCGCGGGAGACGCGAATCCAGGCTTCACCGCCACGGGCGACGTTAGCGAGCTCGGCGTTGAGCTCACCCATCCGCTGGCGCAAAGCGGCCGTCGTGTCCGGCATCATCGGCAGTGCCGATCCACCCTTGCCGCCCTGCGAATAAGTTTCGGCTGCAGCAATGACGCCTTGACGACCAAGCGCTGTATCAAATGGCAGCTGGCGGCGCTGGATTTCAGTCAGCTTGTCGGTGTACTGCTGCGAATAGACGCTGAGATCCTGCAGATCGCGCTTGAGGGCAGCAACTTGCTTCCCAAAAGTGCTCGGCTTTGCGCCAACGATCTGGCTCTTCAGCTGAGCGTCAGTGAATTCCTTGACGCCAGTGGCTGCTTCCTTGTAGGCACCGCCGAGTGTCTTAACGTCCTTGCCCAGCTGCCGGTAGACATTGCTGCCGATCGTGGCCTGGCTCTGCAGCGCCTTCAGCGCCTCAACTTGACCCTTGATGACTTGCTCGCTCTTGGCACCAGCCTCGCCAAACGCCAGGATCTGTTTTCGTGCCTTGGCCAGCTCGCTTTCGGCCGGTCCAATCGCCTGCTGCAGCCCCCGAAATGCACCCTTGAGCTTGTCAAAACCTTCAAGCCCCTCAATCTGGGCGAGGATTTTTACTCTTGCGACTGATTCAGCCATCGTCGTTCAACACCTGAAGAGCAGCAGCTTCCATGACTTGGATGCCCTCCAGCATGGCCCTTGGATCCTCCACTGAGTATAGGTCGCAGAACCACCGCAGCACCTCGTACTTCAGCCCGGTGAATCCACCCTGGACGACGTTCCACTGCGTCTGCAGGCGGAGGAACATCATCACGGTCTCCCAGTTTTCGTCCCAAACCTCGCAGTCGTCAGACGGCTTGTCTTCTTCCGGCAGGACGATGCCCATCAGTGCGGCATCGTCCTCAGCCTTGCCCTTGTCCTTACTGCCAGAGGCAGCCCAGTGAAGGGCCGCCTCCTCTAGTTTTTTGCTGCGCCACCCTCAAGGCTCTTCAGGTAGGCGCTGATCACGCCACGGGTCCAGCAGGGATCCTCGAGCTGCTCCTTCAATGCTGAAAGAGAGAACGGAAGATCCTTGCCGGACTCGTCCTGCATGCCTTCCCAGCCAGCCACTACGGCTTCGATCAGATCCGTGTCGCCTTTATCAACCAGCTTCTGAAAATCAGAACGGCCGATGCGTTTGAACACGGCATCGAAAGTCTCCTTTTCAAACCGACCACCGTCGACGGGGAATTCGACGGTGACCGGCCACTTGAAGGTGGAAGACTTCTTGCGGACGAAAGCCATGCAGTGAGCTCCTAGGAATCAGGTGTAAACGAGAGAGACCTCGTCGTTGCCTGCGCTGGTGGGGATAGCCACGTAGGGCAGGTTCAGCATTTGGATGCCGTCGCTGTCACTATACGTGGGATTTCCAATGTCGACCTTCTGGGCGTTGAAGGTCACGATGTTGCCAGCGGTGGTGCCATGAGCGAACGTCAGGGCGCCGGTGGTGTTGTCGTTGGCGATCGTGAAGAAGTCCTTGGCCGCAATGGTCGGAGCTTCAATCACGGCCTCACCGGCAGGAGCCCGGTTGGTGATCAGGACCTGCTTGGTGCAGCCGATCAGCTCGCGGTAGACCACCTCGTTGGCGATGTCGAAATTGACCGACATCAGGCAGCCGCTGTAGCTCAACAGGCTGAAGGAAGTGGTGTTGCCTTCCTTGAAGATGAGCGGAGTGGCCTGGGCGCTGTAGGTGACCGAGGGCGCAGCCGTATCGGTCGGAGCGTTGTAGATGCCGGTCATCGTGAAATCGATGGTCGGGATCTGGCCCAGCTCACAGTTCATCGTGAAGGTGCCGCGGCAGCCAGTGGCCTTGTGCAGCACGCCATCGTTGTTGAAGTAGATGGTGGCGGAGCTGAACGCGGTGCTCACCGGGGCGTAGGTCACGCTGGTGGTGGCGACCACGGTCTCGGCCATGCCGCAAGCCTTGAGCAGGGAGCTGTACTTGGGTGCAGTGCCAGCAGTGCCGGAGCCGGCCAGTTCCACCTGGAAGGTGATGCTGACGCGGGTGTTGCCAAGCAGCTGCTCGGAGTTGCCCAGGTAAGGGCGGATCAGGTCGCGGGACACCTGATCGGACTCGATCGGAGTGATGTCGAGGTTGCGCACCAGGATCGCGTCGGTGCCAGCCGGCGTCGAGTCTGTTGCGTAAGTGGATTCAGTCTTCGCCAGAATCAGGCGCTTGCGAGTCAGGAGCGGCATCGCTGGTTACCTCAGGTTGGGGTGCTGCGACCGGCTCAGTCCGCTCGATGAGCTGTCTCTTGCCGGTTTTGGGGTTGAGGAGGTAGGAGCCTCCTTGACCATGGTATTCATCGATTGTGATAGCCATCACTAGGTTCCGAGGTTCACAACAGAGGTTCTGTACTTGACGAGGTAGTCGCACATCACGACGCCTGCGGGCACATCAGCCTCCACAGTCTGGAACTCTACTTGAAACGGCTGAATGTCGATCGCCAGACCCCCGAGGGTCAGGTCAGCCATCAGCTTTGAGTGAAGTGATTCAACGACCGGATCGGCCGCCTGGTCGGGCACGTTGGCGCGGATGACAACGGCGACCCGGACCAGCAAACTCCAATCAAGCGTGGGCAGGCTGGTGTTCTGCTCGCAGCGATCCTTGATGGGCTCGACGATGATGGCCGGAGACTCTTGCCTGGCGAGCGGCTCGACGCGAGACCGGTAGATCCGCGTGCTGACACCGACGGTGCCGTTGAGCGCCGTGCGAATTGCGGCGAGAATCTGTTCGCGCTTGGTCATGACATCAGATTAGCGGTGTCGTGGCGACCAAGCGCGAAGGATGGCGTGAAAAATCGTGAGCTACGCCCAGGGCAGGCCTTGGGCGGTTTTGGGAGCACGCTGGGATTCGATCCGGTCCTCAAGGGCCTGCTCGATCTTGGCCACCTTCTTGGGCGCCAAACTTGTCTTTGACCCAGCCGACGGCGGGCCAGGTGGTGCCAGGTGAACTGTAGCCGGCGTGATTAGGGAGTAGGACTACGGCGCCTTGAGTGCGGCAACTTCGGCTTCGAGAGCTTCGATACGGAGCTGCGCTTCTTGGATTGCCTTGATTGCCATCCACATCATCTGCTGGTCCTTGACACCCATTCGGACAATCTCTTCCTTGGCGGGCTCAATCTCGTTGCCGTCATCATCGAGTTTTGCTGGCTCGGCGCTTTGCTTTACCCAGTCAGCAATTACTTCAGGGCAATACTCTGCGACTTGTTGTGCAATGACGCCGTAGCGCAGGCTTTCTGCATCCTCGTCTTCGTTGTAGTGAAACTTTTTAAGCTCCCAATGCTTAAGGCAGTCCCAAGTGCTATCAAGATCTGAAATGTTTTTCTTTTCTCGCTCGTCCGACAGGTTGACGTTATTGCCGCTAAAATTGGAAATGCCTCCGTTTTCGTTTACATAGAAACGATAAGTGCTGCTTGTAGATGAGTAAACATGATATGTATTAACACCACTGCTAATGGTCGCAAAAATACCTCCAGTTGGTTCAATCCAAAATCCGTTATTTGCGGGGGTAATATTGGTTTTTGCAAATGTTACAGCTCCACCTGCATGAATCCTCATCCGCTCCGTCGGGCTGCTCGCTCCGTCGCCGGTCGTGGACAGCATGATCCTGCCCGGCATGTCGTTCGCGCCAGGGGTGCCGTCTACGGCGGCTGTAATTACTGCGCCGTATATTGATTTTGTTCCATCTGCCCCCAGAAAGGCAACTTGTCCTAATTCATCGTTAGCCTGAACAATTGTATTTGATCCAACGGAAGTGCCTCTTGATGATGCAAGAGACAGAACGGCGCCACCGTTATCGTTTGCATTATAATAAAAAGAGGCAGTGCGTTGCGTGAGAGTGCCGGCTGTTTCTACCTGAAAGGCTGGCGCATAGTTTGTGAATAAGTTTGTCCGCGCAGTAGACGTGCCAAGCAGGAGCCTGCCGGAGCTGTCGAGGCGGGCGACTTCACTGGCGCCGATATTGGCAATAAAAGGCGCGGTAGACGCAGCAGAAGTGAGCGTGGTTGTTCCGCTGAACGTCTTGTTTCCGCCGATGGTCTGGTTGCCGGTGGTGTAGACGCCGTTGGTGACGGTGGCGGCGTTGCCGGTGACACTGATGCCCCAAGTGCCTGAGGCGCCCGTGCCTGTGGCCGAGGGCGCGCCCACGGTGTTGTAGCTGACCGTAACCGCTGCGCTTCCGTTGAACGTGCTACCCGATGCGGCACCAGCGCCGCCGTTGTTGAAGGTGGCGCTGTTGGTCGTCAGGCGGGTGTCGCTCAGCCGGGCGTCGTTGCCCTGGCAGAAGGTGTTGGCTGCAGTACCGAACGACCCTGTTGTCAGCACGCCGCTGGTGGTCGTGATGATCGGCAGGTTGGCGGTGGTCCCGATCGCGCCCGCGTTGCTGATGTTGCCGTGGACGTGCGTGCTGCTCGCGGCGTCCGTGATGCCGTAACCCGACAGCGTCGTCGGTTTGCTGGCGATGTTGGCAAAGGTGTAGCCCGTGCAGTTCGTCAGCGTGCCCGAGGTCGGCGTGCCCAGCAGTGGTGTCACCAGGGTGGGGCTGGTGCTCAGCACCACGCTGCCCGAGCCAGTGCTGGTGGTGACGCCCGTGCCACCATTCGCCACGGCCAGGGTGCCGGCCAGGGTGATCGCGCCCGTGGTGCCCGTGGACGGCGTGAGGCCCGTGGTGCCGGCGCTGAAAGATGTGACGCCACCAGCGGTGCCGTTTGCTGCAGACGTAATCCGCCCCTTGGCATCGACGGTGATGTTGGCGTTGGTGTAGCTGCCGGCGGTGACGGCGGTGTTGGCCAGGGTGGCCGTGCCCGTGACGTTCGCCGAGCCGTTGAAGGAGCCCGATGTGTAGGTCACGTCGCCGGTCAGCGCGATCGTGCGCCCGGTCTGCAGCGTCGTTGCCGTGGTGGCGTTACCGCTTAGAGCGCCAGAAAAGGTGGCCGCTGTGACTGTTGCAGCGTTGAAGGTGAGCGCATTGCTGCCGGTGCATTCCAGTCGAACGTCGAAATCCGTTCCCGCCGCGTCAGTTGAATGGAAGTCGATGTAACGACCGATTTCCATAACGCCGTCAGTTCCGACTGCGGCGTATCCTCGGAACCAGTTGCCCACAACGGGTGATGTTAGGATCTCCGAGGCCGTCCAGGAAACGTTCGCCGAGCCGTTGAACGTCTTGCCCGTTGCGCCAATCGTCAGCGTGCGCCCGGTCTGCAGCGTCGTTGCCGTCGAAGCGTTGCCGGTCAACGCCGCCGTGATTGTCCCGGCCGAGAAGTTGCCACTCGCATCCCGCGCCACGATGGCGCTCGCAGTGTTGGCATTCGTGGCCGTAGTAGCGCTATTACTGACCTTGCCGGCCGTGCTGATCGTCGCCAGCTTGGTGTCGACGATCCCAGCCGCCGCCGCAACATCCGCGTTGACGATCGTGCCGTCCTCGATCGATGCGCTGGTGACGAGCGCGTCGGTGATCAGCGCCCAGCCTTCGCCGTTCCACCTCCAGGTGCGACCGGAGTAGGCGTAGGTCTGGTTGGTTGTGGGGCTGGACGGGAAATCGATGGGCATGGGTCTTAGCGGAACTCCGCGATGATGTGGCCGAAGGTCGGGTCAATGGTGCCGTTGCCGCCGACGCCGATGATGGTGAGGAAAACATCAGCCTTGGCGCCAGTCGCCAGGGTTTTCCAGCCGCTGTCGCGATACTGGTTTTGCACGTCCACAGTGACGGAGGCTGCCGTTGTGCCGATTTGGCTGTAACTGGCCGCTGTCTGGGTGAAGGTTGTGCTGTATTCCAGCTCAAGGATCGCGGCGGCCTGGGCTGCCACCCCTGTCTTGTTCACCAGCAGGCGGCACTCGGTGTAGTTCGTCAGGTCAGCTTCCTGGATGTAAGCAGTGTTGCCAGCAAAGATGGTCGCCGCTGCTGGCATGTTCGTCCAGGCGATGCTGCTGCCTGCGTAGAACGTCACTCGCAGCACGCCGCCACCGCCGCCGCCGCCGCCGGTAGGTGCCGCCCAGGTGCCATCGGCTCGCAGGAAGTTGGAGGTGCCGCCGCCCGATGCCGGGGCCAGGCCTTTCAGGCTGCTGGTGAAGGCGTCCAGCATCGCCGTCGCCTGCGTGCCCGTTAGGTCTTCCACGTTGCCGGTGCCGGCCGTGGTGCGCCCCTTGAAGGTGGTGGTTGCCACCTGGGCCAGCTTGGCGTTCGTGATGGCGTTGGCATCGACCGTCCAGGTGGCGCCCGAGCCCGACACCGTGATGTCGCCTTTGTCGCCGTCGGAAACCCCGCCACCGCCGCCACTGGCGGCAATCGTGACGGTGTCCGTCGCCGCGTCCGTGGTGATCGTGACGTTCGACCCGGCCACCAAGGTCAGGGTGTCACCGGTGCTGTCGGCGACGACGTTCGACTGCCCCGCCACCGCAATGGTCGAGAACAGGTTCTGATCGCCCGTGTTCGTGCCGCTCGAGGTGCCCGAGAATGTGCCGCTCTGAGTGGCCAGCGTGCCCAGGCCCAGCGTGGTCCGCTGGGCTGCTGCATCGGCATCATCCAGCAGGGCGCGACCCGCGGCGGTGCAGGTGATCTCTTCAACGACACCCGCTCCTGCGGTGCTGCGCCCCAGCAGCCGATCCGTCGCGCTGACGTTCTGGATCCTGGCGTAGGTGACCGCTGAGTTGGCGATCGTCGTGGCAAACGAGCCCGTGCCCGAGCCCGTAACGTTGCCCGTCAGCGTGATCGTCTGATCGCCGGTATTGGTGCCGCTGGACGTGCCCGAAAACGTGCCGCTCTGGGTCGCCAGCGTCCCGAGTCCGAGCGTGGTGCGCTGGGCCGCAGCGTCAGCGTCATCGAGCAAAGCCTTGCCGGCGGTGGTGATGTCGCCGCCGAGCTTGGCGGTTCCCACCACGCCGTTGTCGATCGTCCAGGTCGAGCCTGTCCCCGACACCGTGATGTCACCCTTGTCGCCGTCCGTGACGCCAGCGCCGCCGGAGCCGACCAGGCCTGGCGCACCCAGCTCCACCCACTGGCTGGAGCTGCCGTCGTTGACGTAGGTGTAGAGGATGCCGTTGTCGGTATCGAGCCACTCGGCGCCGGCCACCGGTGAAACAGGGGCAGTCGCGCTTGCGGTAAACGACACGCCGCCGGTGCCGGCCGACAGCTCGACGATCGTGTCAACGCCGCCGACCGACTTTTTCGTGTACAGCTTGCCGTCGTAAGTGTTGACCGCGAGCTCGCCAAGCTGCAGATCGCCGACAACTGGAACTTTGCCGGCGACTGCGCTGCGTTTGACCTTGATCGTGTTTGCCATGTGGCTGCCCGTGAGTGCCTAGAGAGGCGGGACTGTGGACGAAGCGTCAGAAGGTGCCGCCGTCCAGGGTGATGTTGTCGATCGTGCCGCCGGTGATGGCGACGTTGCTCGCATCCTGGGTGGCGATGGTGCCAAGGCCCAAGGTGGTGCGGCCGGCGGCTGCATCAGCGTCGTCGACCAGGCTGCGGCCGAAGGCCGTGAAGCTGGTGGTTGTGAAGGCGTCTGCGCCGGTGGCGTAGATCAGCTGGTTGGCGGCAACCGTGACGCCCGCCAGAGCGGTCAGGGTGGCATCCAGAGGCTGGGCATCGGTGATGCCGAAGCCAGCCAGCGTGGTGGGGTTGGTGCCGGCGCTGACGCGGCCGTAGGCGTCGACCGTGACCGACTGGAAGGTGCCCGCCGTGCCAATCGTGGCCAGGTCGATTGAGTCGGCGTTGACGACGATCCGGCTGGCGGATGCCGTACCCACGTCCAACGTGTTGCCGGTCTTAGTCAGACCTGCGCCGGCGGAAATCTGACCAGCACCCGAGAACTGGGTGAAGGTGAGATTGGTGGTGCCGAGTGTGATCGGGTTGTCGGTGGTCAGCACCCAACCGGAATCGGCGTTGACCGTGCCCTGCTCGACGAAGGTGAACATGCCGGCTGTGACCTCAGCCGACACCGCAGCGTCAGCCGACCGAGTCCAGGCGCCCGCTGCAACCTCGTAGATGCCGTTTGCGCTGGCGGTCGACTGGTCCTTGACCAGCACCCGATCGCCGGCGATCAGCGCCACACTGTCGACGGTCTGCGTGCCGCTCAGCGTGATGCTGCCGGTCGTGGCTGCACGAACGCTGTCCTTGACATCGAGCCCCTGCTTGGTGGCATCGACGTAAGCCTTCGTCGCCGCGTCAGTGTCAGCGGTCGGTGTGGCCAGGTTGGTGATCTTCTGACTGTTCAGCGACACCGCAGCGGTCGGAGCCGCCATCTGGTCCAGGCGGCTAGTCCGCACCTGGGTGTCGAAGTCCGAGATTTTCGACGCCGTTAGCGTCGGAATGTCGGTCGCCGACAGCGTCGTGCCGCTGGTGACCCGACCCTTGGCGTCGGTCGTGACTTTGGTGTAGGTGCCGGCCGTGCCAACAGAGGCCAGCGTCAGGGTGATCGCCGTCGTGCCGCTACCGGAAGCGTCACCGGTGACCGAAATCGACTGGTTGCCGGTCAGGTAGTTTTGCGCCTTGACGAAGGCAGTCGAAGCGGCTTTCGTTGAGCTGTCAGCCGTCAGCTGCGTCGGGACAATGATGTCCCCGGTGAATGTCTTGTTTCCGCTGACCGTCTGGGCCGTGCTCAGTGTCAGAAACGCGCCAGCACCACCGATCGCCGGGACAGTGGTTGCCGTGCCACCAGCGCCGCCTGTTCCCTTGCCGTAGTAGAGAACGTCATCGACTTCGTTGAACGCGAGCTCGGCGTTCGCCAGTGAAGTTGGAGCGCCAGGAGAACCACTGACGCGGCGCTTAATCCGTAGAGTGTTGGCCATCAGAAATTACCTCCGTCGGTGAGCGTGAGCCGGGTGGTGATGTCGTCGGCCACGAATTTGGCGCTCGCCTCATCGTAGAAGAGAACACTGCCGTCCACTCGGTCGGAAGCGTCTACGTCAACCAAGTCCGTCAGATACGGAGTTGAGCCGCTGTAATAACCAAGGCTCGTCCAGGTGGCCGTGCCATTGCCAATTTTGATCCGCCCGGTGTCTGTCTCGAAGCCAGTCTCGCCAGCGAGCAAGACAGGATTTGCCGCGGTCCAAGCTGCTGCCGTGTCGCGTCTGAATTGGAGCCGCTGCCGTGCCATCAGCCCTAACTCGCTCCGCCACCGTCATACACGTTAGTCCCGTCGCTCTCTTCCTCATCCACCCACTGGCCGTTCTTGTAGACCAGGCGATCGCCGTTCTGCGGATTGCGCAGGTTGACATCAGCAAGGTCGGCCAGGCCAAACTCACGGGGCTGGCTGCCAGGCGCCACAACATCAGGCGAAAGCTTGGTCAGATACAAATCAGTGAATCGACCGTCGTCAACCTTCATCGCCTCGCGAACCTGATAGCTGACGCCCTCAACAGTGATCGCGTCGCCGTAAAGCAGTCCGCCAAAGACAGAACTCTTGACTGTCAATTTGTAATCAGTGGTCAGCACCATGCCGTCGGCTACCACCTGGCTCGGCATATCCATGATTCCGACGCCCGTCACCGCACCCGCCGACACCGGAACCCCGAAGTCGGACAGGAACAGGTCGAGCTCTTCGGTGAATGCCATCACACCATCCTACTTGGCAGTAGAAAGCCCCAGCCCACGCAAGGCGAGCCGGGGCCACATTTCGGCAAATCAGCCGTACTTCTTCACGCCAATTCCGTTGACTGAATAGACGTGCGTGCCAGCTTCGGCGGACACGGCCTTCACATAACGGCGCAGGCCGTCCTTGCTCAGGACCAGCGTCTGCTTGGAAGCAGAGGTGCTGACCTGGGCGAAAGACACGGTGCCGGAGGGCTGCAGTGTGCCGTCCAGCGTGAACACAGCGGTCACGTTGGCGAAGGTGACGTTGTCGGCGCTGTCCTGCAGCGTGACGGTGCAGGTGGAGGTTCCACCAGATGCCACGTCAAGGACCAGCAGCACGTCGCCGTCATAAGGACGCAGATCGACAGCGGTGCCATCGAGAGCAGCGTTGCGGGAGGCGGTGGGGGCCAGGGCAAAGTGCTCCAGCTTTTCCAGTGCCTGTTGGATGATTGCCATGGGTCAGTCCTCCTCGGAGGCAGTGGGGGCAGCAGGCTTGCGGCTCTTCTTAGGAGCTTCAGGCTCAGGCTCGGGTGCAGGCGCAACCTCGGGGGCGAGGCGGGCTTTGCCCATGCCGATCAGCAGATTGGCGTCGGCCACAGTGACCTCGGAGAAGGAGCCGGCCTCAGCCAGCTCCCCCGAGATCATGACCGAGCGAAGGATCTCGATCTTCATGGCGATCAGGTGCCGTAGCAGAAGGCGCCAGGCTGCTTGACTGCGAAGTCAACATCCTGAAGGGCGATGATCCGCACGTTGCCG